CTTCGGTTTTGATATTTTTGAATACATCAGCGACTTGAGTTCCAGCTCCTTTAGTAGCAGTGGGATCTTTAAATGCTACTTGATATTGTCCTTGCTTCGTTAAAATGTCAGTAATTGAACTTCCATAGGTTTTATCTGCTAATCTATTATATACAGATTGTGCTACATCTGCTTGACCCTGTGAACTTCCAGATTCTAAAGCGGCAATAGTAGCAAGGGTCATCATATCTTGACCACCTGCTGCTTGATCTAGATAATCCTCTGGTCGCATCGGATTTAGAGCAGCGTTAGCATCACCACCAAATAAAGTAGAAATTGCTGTTCCAAGACCTTTGAAAAAGTCAACTAATCCTTTGGCAAGTGCCGTAATTCCTCCCTGATTTTCGTAATATTGCTTCAATCCAGATGCTTGTAGATTAGCATAATCTCTTTTATTTTTCTTTTGGGCATCAATCATACCCTGACCAAACATCTCAAAGGTTTTCTTTCCTTCCCTCCCCTGAAGTGGGAATACGCCCTCTTTTTTATTTCCTTCACCCATCATAGATAAAGTTGGAGAACTAACAATACCACCTTTAGCAAACGGCGTCGCTCCCATATCTTTGGCAGCAAGTGCTGCGTCAATACCAACTGATCCAGCAGTTCCAATACCGGGAATAGTAGAAGCGGCACCAGATGCTAATTCTAGTCCAGCACCCAACCAGTCACCTTTAAGTGCTCGCTGTACCGCAAATATAGACCCAAGTCCAAGACCAAGTACTGGAATTTTCTTGGCCAAACTCTTGACAACTGTTTTGCCAACTGCTCCACCAACTGTTTTTAATCCCAGTCCAGCAGCTGCTTTGGCACCAAATCTTCCCGCTGCTGTTGCTGCTACTTTACCGCCAAATTTTGATGCTAATTTGGTGCCAATTTTACTCGCTGCTTTTGCTCCTGCTTTATCGCCATATTTTGCTGCTAATCTGGTACCAATTCTACCGACACCGCGCTTACCAACCGCATTCGCTAATATTTTACCTCCTATACCAAGAGCAGGACCACCCAATCCACCGCCACCAGAACCTTTGCCTCCACCAAAAGACATACCACCCAATCCACCTACTGGCGTTAAAGTTCCAGAACTTTTTGCCGTTTCTCCAAGAGCATTCTTTTCATTTTGTGCTAATGCTCTATTCGCAAGTTTATCTGCCGTTGTTTTTTCTCTATCGGCAATTTGCTTTTGAGATGCTGTTTGTGCTTTTACAGCATCAACTAAATTTGTTACAATTTTGCTTAAATCTGTTACAGCTCCTACGACTGCTTCATCTCCTTTTGTTATCTCAGTAGAAGCAGATGCGATCCCAGCAGATGCTACATTTGCTGGGGCATTCATCTGTGCCCTTGATTTCTTAAAGATATCCTTTCTTTCTTCATTTTTTAAATATCTACCGGTTTGTAGATCAACTCCATCTACTAACGCTGCATTAAAAAATGCCTCTGAATCTAACTTTCTGGGAGCAGCAGAAATTCCTGGTAAATTTGTAAAAGTTCCGCCTTTTCCAGCTGGAGATGCTCCAGGTGGCAATTTTGGTCCTCCAGGTGGTAATGCTAATTGTTGTTTGATCGTAATTTCACTTTTTCCAGAACCAAGCATCTTGGCAACAGGAGAACCTTTAAGCATATTCAATGCTTTGGCACCACCAAATGCCCCCCCTTTTCCCTGTGGGAGTAATCTTTCTTTTCCTGGTGGAAGTGCGTTTTGTAATTCAGATACTACTGCTGGCACCACTTCATCTGGTGGTGCCTTTCTCTTTTTTAATTTTTTCAGCAGTTCCCACAAATCATTGACATTTTGCCAAAAATTATCTCCTGATACTGGTGTTGGCGTGAGAAAACCGTGTGCCATTAGCGTTTTGCTGCTTCTTGTTGTTGTTTGACTTGTTCAAGATACTGCATTAAAAGACTAGTATAAACCTGTCTCTCCCAAGGTATCATATTTTCAATCTCAGTCAAGCTATATTTATGGTGCTGCATCAAAGCAAAGTTAGTTTTATAATACCCCTCCAGACTATTGTGGAAGAGTGCTATCCGAAAAAATTTGTTAGCCCACTAATAGTATATTCAGATTCAACTCCAGTTTTGGGATTCATCAAAGTAAATGTATGCTCTAAAACTGGCGTGTCCTCAAAAAATTGTCTAACTTTTTCAAATTGTTGATTTGTAAGACCTTCTACCCAATCAATAAATTCTTTTTTGCTAGTTGTAGAACTATCATAGACTTCTTCACCATCAAAAATTTGATCAATACAAGATGCCATTGCTTCAATCACACTATCTGCTGTAGCAGGTTCACCAATAATTGAAGTTCTTACAAAATCATCAAAATCTGGGTATTTCATAATCATACCGATTGTATCAGTCAACAAAATTTTATTACTATGATTTTCTGATTTCTTTACTTTAACTTCAGTTAAGTTTAACACATATTTTACAATAGTCTCATTATCATCTTTACAAGTAATATTCATTTCTACAGTTTCGCCAACAGAAACGGCACGAATTTGTAAAAAGATATATTCTAGATCAAAAATTGCTAATTCTTCAAGTTTAATATTTTTGGTTTGAATACAATTTTTCAATAAATTTCTAACTGCATTTTCAACCTCTTTTTCGTCATTTGTTTCTAATGCCAGCAAAAGTAATTTTTCTTCTTTTACAACAAATGGACGATATTTAAGATTTTTGCCAGATGATGGAATTTCCAACTCATACGTTGGAAGAACAACTTGTGGTAATGCCATTATACTTAAATCAGATCATAATAATATTTAGCGCGACTTTTTTAGCAATTTTTTTGACGGAAAAATTTTTTCCATTTTTATAAAAATGAGTTTCACTTTTTAGATCCAGGAACTACCCTTTGTTGTACCAATTTTTTCTGTGAATCATTATACATTCCACCAAGAGTTCCTACAACAGAAGTAATATTATTTGGAATTGTGTAATGTCTTGCGTATGAAAATTGTGCCGACACCTTGGTAATTTGAGAATTTCCATATGATAATGGAACAGCATCAATAGCATATGGATAAGCTTCTTCCAAAACGTAAGTAATCGGTACTCTTTGATTGGGAGAATATGGTCCCAATTCTGTTTTACTGATTAGCATAGTTTTGGCATAATCATCCTTATAATTCAACTTAATTGTTCTATTTCTCTCTCTCAACTTAGGTGCTGTCATTTGTGCCAAAGATTTATTCACTTGCTGATCGCTATATTCTGTACTTCCACCACTAAAAATATAATCCATCCATTTATTTAAAATTTTTAAGGCAGATAAATTAGCGTCCAACATAAATCCAAGTTGTATCTCTGTATAAACTCTGGTATGAGGATAACTTACTTGTCCACTTCCAACATATATTCCAGTGTATTGACCCTGGGCAGTATTTGTGTTTGGTAACTGCGCTTCGTCACAAAATAAAGAAATGATTTCATCTGCGTCTTGATAAACAATAGCAGAATCTAAATTCAATATTTTTACTTGATAGTTATTGCTAAATGACATTCCGCCATATTTGGCAATAGTACCGATAAATTTGTTTACTGACACGCTAAATACCTATGTTGGTACAACTATATTTATGGCATACTCTGGAATTTACAAACCAGTAAATCCAGGAAAGTATCGCGGTAACCCAACCAATATTATCTATAGATCATTATGGGAACGAAAGTTCATGGTGTTTTGTGATAATAACCCATCGATCATAGAGTGGGGTAGCGAAGAGGTAATCATTCCTTATCGTGCTCTTGATGGAAAGGTTAGACGCTACTATCCTGATTTCTATATCAAAGTCCGTGAAAAGGATGGCAAGATCACCAAGTATATTATTGAAATCAAACCCAAAAGACAAACCATACCACCAAATGACGCAAACAGAAAAACTGCTGCCTATCGTAATGCTGCTCTAACCTTTGTAAAGAACCAAGCTAAATGGTCCGCTGCTCGTGAGTATTGTGAAGACAGGCAGATGAACTTCTTGATACTCACCGAAGACCATTTAGGAGTATAGCCATGGCACAAGGATTTAAAGACATTCAAAGAAACAAAGTTAATAAAGAACCGGGATACAAGACTCTATTTGAAAGAGTAACAATAGCAACTGGGGGAGAAAAGAAAAGTTATAGTTGGTATCTTTCTGCTGTCAAATCAGAAGCAGGAAAATACAAGAAAAATTTTGACAAATACAAAAACGACGAAAAGGCAGATAGTGTTGGTAAAGCAACAGAACAAGACGCAAATGAATTGAGAAAATTTGTTGTCGAAGGTCACCTTTATATGTTTGAATACAAAGCAAAAATGAGATGGTTGCCATACTATGATAGATTTCCTCTCGTCTATGTAATCAAATCAAATAAAGAAGAATTTTGGGGAGCTAATCTACATTATCTCCCAATCAAAAAGAGAATAATCTGTGTCAAGAAATTGATGGGAGGAAAAATTGATATACCTAAAGTATGTTTCCATAAATATATAAGCAATCACGTCCAAGGATTGTATATTGATCTTGCTTCTGCTGAATGGGATACTGCTATTCTTCTACCAACAGAGGATTTTGTAAAAGATGTGAGTGGTGTCAAATTTCCTATCAATAAAGAGGAAGTTTGGAAAGAAAATAAGGACAAATACTATGACAAAATTGTGGCACACAGAATTATCAAAGGATACGGCACCAAGAAAAGCAAGGAGATGACACAATAATGCCATATCAACCAGATTTACAGTTACCAGCAACTACACCTGGCGGAATGGCGACTGGTGTTGACGGCCAAAGACTTGGTGCTACTTCTGAGGCTGCTGCTAAAGCAAATTTAGCGTCTTCAAAAAAAGCGGAAGAAGATCAAGCAAAAAAATTTAGTGGAACCCCTTTACCAATTCCAATAAAAGGCAAATCTAATCATAAAATTTTAAGATATCCAGCAAAACCAGCAATAGATGAATCACAAGATTATGTTTTATTTGATTTCTATCAATATGAACCTCCATTTAGAAACAGAGGTGCTCAAGCATATACAGGTAAAACTGCTGTAGAAACATACAATGCTTCAAACTACAATGAAAGTGATCTAAAAACTCAAATTATACTTTATATGCCAGAAGATATTAGCACTGGTCATAAAGCAAACTGGCAAGGAAAAAATTTCAGCAATATTGGTGCTGGATTATTAGCACAAGCTGGAGCTCCAAATGCTACTGATAATCTAAAATCATTAGCAGCAAATTTAGATCAATCTTTCTCAAACGTAATTCCTATTGCTGGAGCGCAAGCAGTTACAGCT